ATAATAATTTAACATCATATTTATCTGTTTCAATAACAGCTTTAATAACATCTCTAGCTCTAGCTCCGTATCCTGAGTATGTGTCAAAGGGGGATGATATTATAAATAAAGGTTTGCTCATATAACTATTTTTAATATACTAATTTGTGGTTTACAGTGTTTAATTCTACTTCATTACAATTTATTAACTCATATTTTTCTCTTGGTTTCCAAGTATCAAATAATTCATCAAACGCTTCCATTACTCTCTTACCTTGATGTTCACCTGTGAATCCAGCTTCATCACTTATAGCCCATTCTCTACCTTTCAATCCTCTAAGTCTTAATTCTTCTCTTCCTAAATTATAGGCATTCATAATTTGCTCAGCTGCATCTTCTGCTGTACACCTGTCATCCCAAATATAAGGTGTAACTGGTGAACCAACAATTGAACGATTAGTTGGATAAACTGGAAGTGCCCATTCACCACATTCTTTCACTGTACCATTATGGTTAGAGGGAAAATCAGCGTCAAAATCAATCCATTTATTGTTTTTAGAGAAACGCATTTGGTCTTGCATTCCACCAGTAACATTAGCAATAATTGGACGTCCTGCTAATATAGCTTCAGTTAAACTTAATCCCCAACCCTCATTTGATGTTAATAGTATTTGAACATCACCACAATTATATAGTAAGTTCATTTCATGAGTACTATACCTGTTTGTTGAGAAGTAAATATTATATTGTTCACCTTCAAGGAATAATTCTCTAACTGCCTCTAAATCAGTGCCATGTTCACTTACAATTTCTGTATGTAAGACAAAAGCACATTTTTTAGCTTTTTCAATTGGTAATTGATCTATAAACAAACGATATGCTAACATAGCATCTGGAATCTGTTTACGTCTAATATTTCTGGAGTTGAAGAATAAAACAAAATCATATTCTTTATTACCAAATAAGTTTTTCTTGAATTTAACTAATTCAGGATCATCTTTATCAAGTGGTTTCATTATTTCATGATTCAAACCATGAGGTACATACTTTATGATTCTGTTTTTAGCCTTGTTACCTAAAACTAATTTATTAATATTAACAGTTTGTTTTGAAATACCCATCAACAAGTCACATGCTTCATAAAACGCTCTGTTATATAAAGGAGCTGGATAGTCATCCCAAATGTTTAAATACGCAATAGGTATTTTTCTTCTTATTTCATTTTCTAATTGGAAGATATGAATGAAATAACGTGGGTCAGTAATTAGTAATATTGCGTCTGGTTTTTCAAACTCAATTAGTTGTCTAATTAATTCTTGACTACCGTATCCACTTACAGGATATAATATAACAGATGAGTCTGTTAAACCAGTTACACCATTAGTATCTTGAGATAGATCATAGCGTTTTCCTTCATCAGGATGTTGTATTGATCCTCCAAGTGATACCCAATTAAAATGTTGAGCTGTGTGTATAACAATTTCTCTTCCTACTGTGCCTACACCACTATGGACACGAATGTCGTCTGTGATGAGCATTATTTTTTTCCTTTTTTCAGGAGGTAAATACGAAAACTTTGAATTCATGTAACTTATTTTTTTAATTTAATTTTTTGCTTCTGTTTCGATTTCGATGTTAGTATGGTTGTGAATTTTCTTTCTAAATTCAGGATCTGTTAAATATAAATGCATTGCTCTGTCAGCTAATTTTTGTAGCGAGAACTTATACTTAACACATGAAATGCGAAATTCATCCCATATTGTACTATTAACCTTAACACTGGTTAGAACTTGTGAATTTTTCATATATTTAATTTTTAGTTATCGTATATAAATATATGCAGGCTTATGAAGATATACCCTTATCACAAAATTCTTTTTTGTTAAATGGACAATACAAACAATTATTTTTTGATGGAATAGCTGTGTAATTTTTTTCTTTATATTTGCCAGTTTGCTCAAATGCCTCTTCAATAAAATTACTAACAGTTGTTGTAGCTCGTTTTATCTTAATTTTACCACTTGATGGTACAAACGTTTGGATTCGACTTTGAACAAATTCTGATTGTTCCCATAATTTTCTTTTAACAATAAAGAACTCAACTTCAATATTGTCTACAGGAACATTATATATCTGGCTAAAATATTGTTTATATAATATGAGTTGGAATTGTTTTATTTCGTCTTTTTTAGCTTTATCATTCCATCCTCTAGTACTAGTCTTAATATCTATAATCTTGAAAGTATTTGTTGGTTCATGATACAATACTAAGTCAAGATAACCTTTATAAATAATATTCTTATATTGGGGGTGGGGTGAAAGGTGAATTGGTATTTCACAACCTATTAAATACCATCCTCTTTTACCAAAGTAACTTCCTTTTTTCTTCTTGAAGAACTTTAGAATTTCTAAACCATCTTCATAAAACTCTCTTAGTTCTATAGGATCACTGAAATGTACTTTTTTATTTGACTCATATTCTTTCCTATATACTTCACCTAACTTGTCTTGAAAGTATTCTTCTATGTCAATCCTATCAGCCTCAACTCCACTTTTCTCATAAAACACAGTTATATAGTGTTGTAGAGTCTCATGTAATGCTGTTTTAAATACAGTATGTATTGATGGTTCAGAAATATAATTTCCCTCCTTGTATTGTAGTTCCCATTTTCTAGGACAAGATACAAACATAGACATCTGACTATAGGATATAGTTTTCATGTAACTATAGTCCATTTCAGGAAAACTATGTTTCTGAATTTCTTTTATTATTTTAGGTATCTTCTTTTTCAAGATTTATTTTTTCCATTTGTCTCTTAAAACCATCATTGCTATGATACCATAGTTAGCTAAATCAATAAAACTATCAATCATAGACTCTCCATCTACATAGTTTTTCCCTTCTCGTTTAATTAAGTTTTTTAAACGATTGATTTTATCATTACAACGTAACCAAATACCCATTGTAGACAACTTAACATCTTCTTTATCTTCTAATGTTGAACCTAAAGCGATGTTTTGTAACCCATAATCCATCATCTTCTTGGCGAACAACTCATATTGTTCTTGTTGAATATGTTTGAACTCAGTAGCTAGAGTGGGGTATGTTTTTTCAAAATCTTCAATTGTTTCTTTTTTTCCAAAATATGGAAATAACTCACTGTTTTTTGTCATAAAATTAAATCTTTTAAAAGTTTTTTCTGTTCTTTCTCATCCACCCCATGTCTATTCAAGATATCTATGATGCCTTCTTTACCTAAAATATACGAATATTCTTCTGCTTCTCCAAGCGAGATGGTATATTCTTTCGCAATATACTGTAATAAGGCGTCTGAAGTATGCTTTTTGTTGGACTTGATGTATTTCAACCAAACATTTTTCTTAGGTATCATGTCACAGTATATTTTGTATACTTTTTCTTTTTCGTTATATGGGATAGTTTGAACGTAATTGGCTATATCAATGTAGTCTGGGCTCATTGATATGTAGCGGTGAATCATATAAACGTTAAATGAAGCTCTATCACTATCGTTGAAGGAGCTCCATTTGCGTTTATTTAAAGTTATTTCTTTTAACCAGTCAAATAAAGTCATATTAGTCTTTACTTTCAAATTCTTCTCTTAATTCTTTAGGTAACATTTCAATTAAAACATTTCCTGTCTGGATGTCATAAAATACTGGAATAGGAATGACAGCATCTTCAGGTGTACCTGCTACGAACTTAGAAATTTTCTTTAAAATAACTCCCTCAGAAAATACACAATTTCCTTCAGGTGAGTATATAGTTTGTGCTGATTTAAGATCAATGTTCAGCTTCATTTGTTTTTGATTTTCCATATATTAGGTATTTTTTAATATTTTACTTATACACGCCATAAAACATAATTCCTGGTCTATACGAACCACTGAATGGTATTTATACTCCTCAATTATGATTGTAATCAAACCAGCATCCTTAGCATATTGGTCTACTGTGTCGTATAAAAACCTATAAAGGTCAGTATAATCGCTTAAGTCAGCATCTGCTAGTACTTGGCGTATTGTGTTAAATGACTTTAAATTCGGTTTTTTAAGTTCGTTTAGTATAGAATCTTTATAGTCATCTGATACTGTTAGAGAACTGTCTAACTTAATTTCATTATTAACAGTGTATTTTTGACAGGCATTAATGATGCGTCTAAAATCAGGATAAAATTTCTTAATTATACTTACCACGTCTTCAGGAGTATGTTTAATGTTTTCAATGTTTAATATGTTGTCTATATGTTTAGCTATAACTTTTTTAGATGGTGGTTCTAAGTCAAATTCTTGACATCGGCTACGAAGTGGTTCAATTAAACGTTCTGGATAGTTACCAGTTAGAATAAAACGAGTATTAACACTATATGTTTCCATCATATTGAGTAGCATTACTTGTGATGCTTGTAGTATATGAGTGGCTTCATCTAGTATTACTATTTTAAGTGGTTTGAACGAGCCAGCTGAAGCAAATGAACCAACTTTATCTCTCATAACATCCATACTTCGTTCATCAACAGCATTGAGAAACAAGTAGTCACAGTTAATATTATTGGCTAATATTTTTGCAAGTGTTGTTTTACCTGAACCTGGTCTTCCAGCTAGTAGAATATGAGGTATGTCTTGACTGTCTATAAACTCTTGAAATTTGGTTTTGTTTATGTCTGAGCAAATATATCCTTCTAGAGTATCAGGGCGATACTTTTCATTTAGTATTGTGTGTTTTTTCATAACTTATTTTTAGTAATCACCATATATGTTAAATTTCTTTGGAGGTTCTTCTTTTACTTTCTCCATTTCAATAACATATAATTTTCCCTCACGAGGAGCAAGTTTAAAGTCTACTGGTTTTTGATCTATTTGGAAATATGCTTCTAGAGTGTTAGTGAGGGAAGTATAAACCTTCCCATCACTTAACAATCTCCAAGTATCACCTTTACCAATAACTCGTTCAGCTATTTGTACGTATGTTTCTTTCATACTCTAAATTTAAAACATTCCTCCCATATCGCCAAACCCTTCATTAGATTTCTTTTCTTCGGGTTTATCTACAACAGTACATTCTGTAAGTAATACTGTTCCAGCTACTGAGGCTGCATTTTCAATAGCGCAACGAGTTACTTTAGCTGGATCAATAATGCCTGCTTCTTTCATATCAACGAAACACTCATTTTTCAAATCCCATCCATACCAATAATCTCCACCAGTTACATTGTTGAGTGAGGTATAAACATTTTCTTGTTCGTAACCAGCGTTTGTTAGAATTTTCTTGAATGGTGCGGCGCATGCTTCCCAAACAATTTTAGCTCCTATATTGTCTCTAGAATTAATACCATTACGAGCATGTAGTAATACAACTCCACCTCCAGGTACAATACCTTCTTCAATAGCGGCTTTAGTGGCATGTAAAGCATCGTCTACACGATCTTTCTTTTCCTTCATCTCAGTTTCAGTGTTCCCACCTACATGAATAATAGCTACACCACCGATAAACTTAGCTAGACGTTCTTGGAGTTTTTCTTGTTCAAATGGACTTCTTGAGTTCTCAATCTGGTTTTGTAATTCTTCAATACGTTGGTTAATTGCTTCTTCATTGCCCTTACCATCTACAATTGTAGTGTTG